AGGTAATGTTTTAACACAAGATTTTGTTGAAGGTGAACTTGCAGAATCAATTAAAGAAGCTGTCCGTAGGGGTAGTGATTTTGGAATTGGTTAATGCTGACGTTACCTCCTAAATTTAAACAAGCACTAGGTAATGGTACTAGAACGTCTTTATATCCTTTGGTTAGGATATATAAAGGTGTACAAATAGATGATCCATTAGATTCGGCAACAGAAGTAATTAATTTATCAATTAAGGAAACAAACATAGGTGGTGAGGCGTATAACCCTTTACTACTTAATAGTCCTTCTATCAAGTCGTCTGCCGACATTATAAATTCAAAATACAGTATATCAAGTGTATCTTTATCTATATCTAACAATCAATACAAAGGCAAGATATTTAGTGATGATGTACAATCTTTGTTAAATGCTGTTGTACAGGTATATTATGCTTCTAATGGTATAGATACCTTAGATGAGTGTTTACTTGTCTATACTGGCACAATTAGGCGTTATTCTCAATCGGCAGAAACTCTAAGCCTTACTTTAGAAGATTTAACACAACAAAAATTAGCAACACAAATACCATCTACTACATTACAAGATGAAAACTTATATACTGATGAACAAATTGGACAACCTTACCCTATGGTATATGGCTATGTAGATAAAAGTCCAACAGTTATAAACAAATTAAACGACATAGAATTAGATAAACCTAATAAAGAATTATTTAATGTATGGAACGCTGCAAACAAAGTATCATTTAAAAATCCATACATAGACAACCAACACGTTTTGATAGTTCATAATTGGTTGAATGAAAATGCAAGTCTATCTGTGTATAATGATGGTTATATGCCTATTATGGAAGAATTAGCAAAGAAATTTGGTTCAAGAGAATATCCTAATTTAGAAACAAATATATATAGTTTTGAAAATGCTAATGCTAATGGTAGTGCTAAATTTAACCTTAACGAAAATTCATTCTTATATGAATCATATACAGAAGAAGAAGATGTATTAGTAGGAACAGGTGAAATAGGTTTACCTACAAGAATATATAGACCTGTAGAAAAAGTATCTTTTTTTGCAAAAAATCACGGAAAATCAAATATTTCAGGCGAGAATGATTATACTTTTGTAAGGTCATCTAATAAGTTTTATGGTTATACAAATGATAGACTAGACAATATTACTAAATTGGTTAATGTTTTAGGTGATGATAATGATAATTCTGATTTAGATAGTAAATATGATGAAAATTGGGATACAGGCGATAAAACTTGGTGGAAAGCTACAAACATTAATAATAATGTATCACAAGAAGGTGAATTTACAGAAACTATTGACGAAAATCACGTTGATGTAGGTTATAATGGTAATTTTAATGTAGACTTAATACAAAACAATCGTAATGATACAGGTTTACATATAAACTCCCAAATAAGAACAAGCCACCCCGAAAGTGGTGGAGCTTATGCAAGATTAGAATTAAACAAAGATATAGGCGATTATCCTTGCGTAACTAAAATACTTTATCATATTCAATATACAACTCCACAAAATGAACATTATACACCAGATTATGATGATGATAATATATTTTTATCTTCAAGGCTAAGGTATCAACCAGTAAGTTTTTGGGTTGAAAGACAATTATTAAATGCAGATATAGAAAACAACTATGAATTTGACGATATGGATAATAATAATAATAGATGGCAAAGTAATTATGATTTAGAAAATTGGTTTACTGAATGTCAAGTACCAAATAGAGAACATACTTTTTATATTAACGAATCAGAAAAAAGATATGAAACTTCTAATACTAATTTAAATGGTATAGCTGGTATTGATTATGATAATATTATTATAGGTTTCGGCACAACTAATGCTTACGACAGTATTCAATGGGGTATGCCTTTAATTAAAAGTGGAGGAGGTAGTACTCAAAGAGTTTCTTCAGTTATGGCTAACCTTAACAACTTTTATACATTACAAGATTGTTTAATTACAGATATATACAATCAAGACTATTATGCAGCTATTGTAGGCAGAATAGATGGTTCAGGCGAACCTATAGCTAAACCACAATTTATATTAAGAGATATACTTAAAAACGAACTTAATTATGAAGGTAATGTAGAATTGCCTGATGTAGATATAGAAGATAATTGGATACATAGTTTTACTCTTAAAGAACAAAAGGAAGCTAAATCTTTTGTAGAGGGATTGTTTAAATCGTCAGTTTATATACCTGCTTTTAATAGTCAAGGCGAATTTAAATTCTTATATATGGTTGACAAAGAAACAGACTTTACACAGTATCCTGTTATAGACAACCAAAACATTATAAAATATTCATTTAGTTTAACAAAATTAGATGATGTTAAAAACCAAGTAAATGTTAAGTATAAAAAAGATTATGGATCAGGAGATTACGCAGAAGAAACAGGATATGGTATTAAAGATAATAATGGCATTGTTAGAGATACTTTAGATTTTGTTACATTTACATTTGATGATTCTGAAAATAATTATGATATTAATTACTACGGCTTAAAATCAGAAGATGCCAAATTAGAATTTAAAAGTGAATACATTAGAGATGAATTAACTGCAAGAAAACTACAAAGAAAACTATTAATGTGGTATTGTAACCAACATTTAATTGCTAAAATAGATTTACCTCCAAGTTATATGAACCTTGAAATAGGTGATACAATAAGATTTGAAGAACTTATGGGTGGTAAACTTGCATTTGGACAAGACTATACACAAGAGATTATTAAAAACGGACAACCAATATATCCTATATTCTTTGTAAATAAAATAACAAAGTCTTTAGATAAAGTAAGTATAGAAGCAGTACAAATACATAGAGGTGAAGTTGGTTTTGATGATGAAATGGCTTCTAATTATATTATTGCAAATCCTTATGAACAAGATATATATGAACCTGAAGTTGAAAGTGAAACTATACTAAATGTTAATTGGGTAACAGGAACTAACTTTTCTACAGAACCATTGACTGCTATTATAGATACTGACATTCAAGGTGAGATAGAAACAAAATATTGGCTAAGAGAAGTTAATGTACCTGCTGGAACTGTAAATTTAGAACACGGAAATACAAGTTCTATTTATGATAATGGAACTTTTGAAATAGGCGAAATGCCTCAGGAACAAAATAATATATTTTATGAAACTATAATACAAAATGATGATAATTATGGTGGCACAGTAACATTAACTAACGCTATAGAAAATACTTTAGAGTTAGCAGAGCAATATGATGGTTTTACATTTGAAATGCACTTTACTATGCAAATAGATATATTTAACGATTTAGCAGATACAAAGTATTTAGATTTTAGTTTTATACCTTTTTTAGCACAAGGTGATATTACAGGCGACCAAGTAGTTAATATTTTAGACGTAGTTGCTATGGTTCAATTTATATTAGGTTTAACAGATTTAACAGATGTAGAATTTGCAGCAGGAGATGTTAATGATGATAACAATATAAACGTACAAGACGTTGTAGCAACAGTACAACAAATATTAGGAACTCAATAATGAAACTATCAGAAATAAACGAAAAAAATAAAGTTAAAATATCAGAAGGTAATGCTAACATAATATGTAATGATGGTTCTTGCTCGATAGATTCTAATATAGGTATTATGGGTATAGAAATTAATTATACTGGTAAAGCAGAAATAACGCCACAATTACCTGAAGGTTGGTTTTTACAAGGCAGTAACAGTAAAATAATCATATTTACATTACAACAAATACCTATAGAAAAAACAGAATTATTTATTTATGAAGGATTAGTTGAAATTAAGAGTGTTATTGTTGCAGACATAGAAGCTAAAAAAGTTCCAACAAATATCATAAAAGTAAAACCAAAGTGGGAAAATCAAGATTGGTCAATGAATGTAGAAGGTGTTACTTGGGAAAACTTTAAGGATAAATCTAAAAAAGGCATTATCAATAAAACTAAATACAATTTACCTGATTATGATCTACCTAAAGTAGACAAAACAAAAATTAAAACAAAACGAAGAACATCAACATCTACAAGTGGTGGTAGTTCAGGAGGCTCAGGAGGATATTAATGGGAAAACAAGTTAAAACGCCAAGATTTTATGTAGATATGCCTACATTTTTACACGCTACAGGACAATTAGGTTGGGATGCAACCTCTAAAGGTGGTGCAGAGCTTCTATATATGAATCCTTCTAATCCATTTATGCGTTTTGAAGATAGTGATAGCACTTTGTTTCTTTCTGGTGCAAGTGGGAATACACCTAAAACATCATTTCCTATGAACTTTTGTGCTTTACTTAATCACAACTTTGCAAGTGATTCACATTATTTAAAAATTGTGGGTTATCACGGATTGAATGATGTAGGTGGTATTAATTTTGCAAATGGATGGGTAAACCCTACACAAATATTAAATTCAAATTTTACACCAGATGGTGAAAATAATTATATTGACCCAGAATATAATGGAACAACTATATGGAGTTTTAATACAATAGATAAATATTGGCGTTCTTTTTTAATATCTGCACCGAATGGAGATTATGATGATTCAGTAAGCCATCAATTAGGCTCTTTAGTAGTAGGTAAGTATTTTGATTGTCCTAATTCGCCTGACCTTAACCTTACAATGTCCAGACGATTTGATGGCATTAAATCACAAAAGACTATAGGTGGTAAGACGTTATCTAACATTTA